AGCGTCTTGATGGCCCGGAACCAAAATCTGCATACGCAGCTAAATATCCATACAACCATGTTTGGCAAACTCTTGCTGGACACGTAATCGAAGTAGATGATACAGCTTCTCATGACAGACTCCACGTATATCATCGTAGTGGTACGTATACTGAAATAAATACAGATGGACGTTATGTTAAGAAAGTTATGGACAATGACGTAGAGATCGTCATTAAAGACAAAGATGTTTACATCAAAGGTGATGTTAGAATTCATGTTCTTGGTAATGTGAATATCACAGTAGATGGTCATGTTAAAGCCAAGGCTGCTGACTGGGATATTACAGGCGACGTTGCTCTTCATGGAAAGCTTACTGCTGACGGTGATGTTATTGGTAACAATATTTCTCTTGACAACCACACTCACACAGATCCACAAGGCGGATCTACAGGACAGCCACAGTAAGGAAATAGATGTCAAGGTTCAATCAAAACGACTATACTCAAGTAAACAAGGACACTGAATTTTACAGTGATGTTCTTGTTGGGTTAGACGCGCATCCACAAAAACATGACCTTGCTCGAAACATCAATGCTAATGCTGTAAAGCGTTCTATCAAAAATTTGATTATGACGAACAAGTATGAGCGTCTGTTCAATCCAAGAATCGGATCTAAGATTCGCAATCTTCTTTTTGAAGACGTAAGCACATTCACTCAAGTATCTCTCAAGCAAGCGATTACTGAAACAATTGAAAACTACGAGCCAAGAGCCAAGCTTGTTGATGTTGTCGTTACACCTTACGTTGATCAACAAGCTTATGTAATCACAATCGTATTTTACATAATAAATAACATTGAGCCGATTACATTCCAAACCACCCTGTACAGAGTGAGATAAATGAGCACACCGAACATCAATCTAACCTCGTTAGATTTTGCTGATATCAAGAATAATCTAAAGACATATCTGAGAAGTCAAAGTATCTTTAAGGACTATGACTTTGAAGGAAGCAACATGTCAGTTATTCTTGATGTGCTGTCATACAATACATACATGAACAATTTCTATCTGAACATGGTTGGTTCAGAAATGTTCTTGGATACGGCACAACAAAGAGATTCCGCAGTTCTGAAAGCAAAGGAACTGAATTATCTTCCTCGTTCATTCCGTTCAGCTTATGCCAATGTAAATCTGAAGATCGTGTCAAACAACGTAAACAAAGCCATTCTTACAATTCCAAAGGGTACATCCTTTACTGGTAAGTATGGATCAAACAACTATACTTTTGTTACGGATGAAAACATTGTTGTTACTGTCGGTGCAAACAACACATTCTACGCAAATAACATTCTTCTTTACGAAGGTGCTTACTACTCTGACACCTTTGCTGTAAACTATTCTCAAGAGCCTCAAAAATTTGTCATCTCAAGTCCTCGTGTTGACACTACTTCAGTCTCAGTTGTTTCTATCGAAAACAGCGGCGCGAACGTAATTCCTTATCAATTCTCTTCTACTTTGTTGGACCTGAAGACTACTTCTCCTGTTTTCTTCCTTCAAGGAACTGAGAACAGTCAATACCAAATCTATTTCGGAGACAACACAGTTGGTCGCAAGCCAGCGGACGGCGCTGTTGTTGTTGCAGAATATCGCATTCCTAATGGTGAATTGCCAAACGGAATCAATGTATTCTCACCAGACGGACCAATTGATGGTCAACAAAACATTACAGTTACTGTAAACCAAGCAGCCATTGGTGGTGCGATTAATGAAACTACTGAGAGCATTCAATATTATGCTCCGCTTTCATTCGCTACTCAAGACCGTGCTGTAACAGTAACAGACTACGAATCTCTACTTAAGATCAACTTCCCAGAAATCAAGGCGATTTCAGTTTATGGAGGAGATCAACTTACTCCTCCACAATATGGTAAAGTATTCATCTCACTCGCTATTGAGAACGTCGACGGTCTTCCAGATTCAAAGCTTCAAGCATATACAGACTTCATCAAGCCAAGAACAGGTGTGACAATTACTCCTGTATTCGTGCTTCCAGAATATCTGTACATTCGCGTAACTTCTACCGTGAAGTATAACATCAACAAGACCAGCCTAAGTCCAAACGACATTACTGCTCTTGTAATTTCAAAGATTCAAGAGTTCAATTTCAACAATCTTGACGACTTCAAATCTACACTATACTACAGCAATCTAGTAGAAGCCATCGATGCTACAGATCAAAGCATCGTAAGCAACCAAACAGTAGCCGACGCGTTCAAGAAGATTCTACCAAAGATAGGTGTTGGTCAAAACATCACAGTAAACTTTAATCTAGAGTTGGATAACACTATTCCTCCAATTCCAGTTACTCACCAACAAGGACAGCAACACGCTGTGACTTCTTCTCAGTTCGTGTTTGATAATAAGACTGTAGAAATTGAAGATGACAGCCAAGGAAATCTTCGTCTTGTAACTGTTGTGGGTACTGAGCACAGAACTCTATATAATATTGGTACAGTAAACTATGACACAGGTGTGATTCAACTTAACAATCTTGTTGTATCTTCTTACTTTGGTGATAGCATTCGTATCTACGTAAAGCCAAGAAACAAAGACTTCGCTTCTGTTACGAACACAATCCTTTCAATTTCTACAGATGAAATTTACATTACTTCTGATACGGTAAGAATTTAATGAGTGATATCGAACTCTATATTTCAAATTTAGTTAAGAATCAGTTCCCCTCATTCTACAAGGATGAGGGACCAACACTCATTGCATTCATTCAAGCATACTACGAATGGATGGAATCAGGTACGCAATTCTCTGATGGACAAACACTTTACCACGATCGACGTATTCTTGAGTATTCAGATATCGACGAAACAGTTGAAGATTTCATTGTTCACTTCAAGAACACATATCTTGCAGGTATTCAGTTTGACACAGTAACCGACAAGCGTTTGGTTGTAAAGAAGATTCTTGATCTCTACAGAACTAAGGGATCTCCTCGTTCTATTGCTTTGCTATTCCGTTTAGTTTACGGTGAAGACATTACACTTTACTATCCAGGTAAAGATATTTTCAAGTCTTCAGATAACTCTTGGGTTGTCCCAACTTACCTTGAAATTAGTGACAATCCATTAAACCCATCTTATCTTGGAAAGACGGTAGTTGGTGTTTCTACTGGAGCCACAGCGTTCGTTGACCGAATTGTTAAGAGACAGATCAAGTCAAAATATGTAGACATTCTGTTCATCTCAAACATCAAAAACGAATTCGAGACTGGCGAAAAGCTTCGTCTTCAATCTAACACAGACATTTCTGCAGTTCCAATTATCATCGGTTCAACTACTGATCTAAACGTAGTGGACGGTGGAGCCAATTTCTCTATCGGTGAAATTGTAGAACTGATCTCTGAAAATGGTGTGTCTGGTAAGGCTGTTGTGACTGAAGTATCAGCTGTGACTGGTGTTGTTAACTTCAAGCTTCTTGATGGTGGATTCGGATACAATTTGTCTTCAAACGTGTTTATCTCTGATAAGGTAATCACAGTATCCAATGTACAAGTAACAAGTAATTCTGTAATCTATTCTCCATGGAACGTTCTTGAGCAAGTTACATTCGTAAGCTCTAATGGAAGCATCGCGAACGTAACAGCCAATGTTATTGGTATGGGAGCCAACTCTACTTTCCACGTATCAAATGTTGTTGGTACTTTCTTGGTAAACGAAACTGTTCAAGTTGGAAACGCTTCTGCAAGTTTCGTTACTATTATACCATCTCAAACTGATATTTCTAAAGCTACTATAAGCACCTCTAACAGAGTAAATGCTTTTCATACTGGGTTGACTATTGTTGGCGCACGTTCTGGAGCGACGGCTGTTCTTGATTCCTACGACACTTTGCTTGGTGTGAATAATCTTTCTGCTGGTATCGACGCTACTAACTTTACGTATTTCGTTGGTAATACAACGGGAACTCATGCTAATCTTACAACAGTAAGCTTCGGATCTGGAGCTTCTGTCAACATCGGAAGCGTAGTAATTACAGACAGCTTCTTCCTCAACACAGACTATCTGTCTGGAAATAATCTTGCAGGTGTTCCATACTTAACTATTAAGTTGAATGGCGCTAACTCTGGTCTTCCTTCTAATGGATATGGGTTCCCATTCAATCCTGCTGCAAACATTAACTCTACTTTGGCTCAAGCTCTTACATACAAATTTGAGAGTGTAGGATACATTTCAAGTCTATCAAACATCAATCCTGGCGTACAGTACAACTACGCTCCATTCGTTCTGTTCTACAATGATGACGTTGCTAGATTGAAGAAGAAGGGATATATTCTTACTATTCCTGACGCTTCTAAGCAATTTGTTATCGGCGAAACTATTACTCAAAACGTACCATACACAAGCGCAACTACTCTTACTGTAAATGGATCTACTGGCTTTTCATACAACACACTTGCTTATGAAAGTAACGGATCTGCAAATATCGCTGTTGGTAAAGTGATCGCTCTAACTTCAAACAATATTGTTGTACAAACAGTAGTTGGAGCGTTTACAACATCAAACAGCTCTACTCTGCTTTATGGATCAAACGTACAATATGTGAATGGAATTACAGTAGGTGGAACTGCAAGAGTTGGATACAACAACAGCGATTACATTGTTGTGTCAAACGGTACAGTAAATGCTCACGCCAACATCTCAACAAATGCTACTGGTGGTTTCGTTACAGCTAACGTAACAGTAAGCAATGGTGGTGTGTTCCCAATGTCTTCAAATGGAACCAACGTTCTTGTTAGCATCTATGCAGCCAATGGCGCAGCTTCTAACGGAACTGGCGGAACATTTACTGCAACATTCTTGTCTCTACCATCAAATACATACATAAGCGCAGTAAACAACTCTACATACAATGTAACTGCAGTTGGACTTGTTCTTGCACAAACAGGTAACACAGTAATTGTTCGCCGACAATCAATCTCTCAAGATTTTGTGACTGGTGCAAATCTATATGGGTCTTCTTCTGGCGTAAACGTAAACTGTGTTGGTGTTACTGAGTATTCTAATTCTGTTATCTCTGCGGAAAACGCCACAGTAAACGATTATGTACAATCAGCCACAGGTTCGGTAACAGCTTTGAAGCTCAAGGGATCTGGCTTCGGTTATGTAAACACAGAAACTGTCAATTTCGTCTCAGAAGCTAACGCACCAAACTTTGGTGTTGCTCAAGTTATTACAGGAAAACGAGGGATCGGACAAGGTTACTTCTTGAATACCAACGGCTTCCTTGATGCGGATAAATATATTCAAGACGGTTACTACTATCAAGACTTCTCATATGAAATTCAATCTTCTCTAAACTTTGATAAATATGCTGACATGGTAAAGAATGTGGTTCACGTTGCTGGTACTCAACTATTTGGTTCTGTGTTCAGAGTTGTTCAAGCTAATGTGGAAAATGTCTCTGCAAAATTAACTATTACACAAGCATAAGGTATTAAATGTCTATTTCATCACAATTGATTCCAGAACTATTCGCGATGCATCAAGCTCAGTATTTCGCTGAGTCTTTCGCTGAACCTGATGAACAAACATATTACATGTTTGCAGCAAGACATTACACATTCCCTGGCGGCGACGCTAACGTAAGCGCGCCAGTAGACACAGTAAGTAGCCTTGAGTTTGATCTATACCAAGATATGATCTTCGGAAAGCAACTTAATCAATCAAACATTAAAATGGCTATCAAAAGATATGATTGGGTATCTAACACAGTCTATGACAAATATAACAACAAGGATCCTCTACTTTCTTCCAAACAATTCTATGTTGGTGTGCAAAACGGTTCAAACTACGATGTGTTCAAATGTTTGAATAACAACAACGGTTCGCCTTCTACTTCTGTACCAACTAAGTCAGACACATCAGAATCAGATAACTTTTATCAAACTTCTGATGGATATCAATGGAAGTATATGTACAGCATTAATGCTTCCGATTTCAGTAATTTCGCTACAGCTGATTACATCCCAATCACACCAAACGCAAATGTCGCTGGAAACGCAACTCCTGGCGCTATCGATGTTGTAGAGGTAATCTATCCTGGTAATGGTTATATCAATTTCGTTTCAGGATCTTTCCAATCTACTTCTGAAATTCAAGTAAACGGAAATACAGTTGTTTACCAAATTTCAGCTAATGCTTCTACTGTAGATACAGTATATCAAGGATGCTATCTGTACATTACAAACGGAGTGGCTAAAGGTCAGTTCGCTGAGATTGTTACGTCAAACTCAAATGTTAATGGAAAGTTTGTGCAACTCACTGAAAAGCTTGGTGTTCTTC